AGCAGCTTTTGCAACCTCTGGTGTAGAAGCTTCACCAGTTCTTTTCGCATGAAGAACTGCACCCATAAACCTTTGCTGTTTTTTAGAGACTGCTTCTTCTGATTGAGTAGCAGCAGCAACCTTTCTATCTATCTCTTTAGATAAATTTGCTCTTTCTTTTGCTTTTTGTTTTGCCTTTGCAACTGCTTGGGCACGTTTAGCAAATACTTGACGAGTAGAATCTTGTGACTTTTGAGCAGATGCAACTGTCTGGGAAGACTGTTGCTTTTGTTTTTGAACATTTGCTCTTCTTTTATCATCAAGATTTTCATTTACATCTACATTACCTTTGGTATTTGTAGACTTATGAATAGTGTTATGTCTGTGATCTCTTGCTGATTTAGTTGCTTTGAGTTCCTTTTTTGCCTGAGCATAAGAATCTTCTTCACCAATCCATTGATCAGCAGCATTCATTTTAGGCATAACATCTTCTGGTCTGATGAGATCAATGATCTCAGCAAACTTCTTACCATCAGCGGTATGAAGTACTACGTTCTCAGTGCTCATTCCACCTGGATCAATTGCTTGATCTCCACCATCCTCTTGATCATCTCCATCATCATTATCTGGTACAAGACGACCTTTAGAATTCATATGTGATCCTTTAGGAATTTTCTTGCATTTTTTACTCTCATAACAATAATATTCACCCTTCCCACATGTTTTATTCATGTGAGCCTCTTCAATCTCAGTAATGATTAAGTCCACTATTCTTAATCCTTCAATCTCTGGATTGGGGGGTAATTTAGTTTTGGACTTACTCGTCATTTCAAACGCAGTTTTTTTCTATTTATCTTCTTTCTCAGTTCTATTTTTCTTTAATAACTTTGATAGTTCTGCTGTAGAACCAAAAAACATTGCATTAGTAACGTTAGTTGGTCCTTTTGTATTGTCTTCTTCTACTTCTTTAATCTTCTTCTGGAGATCCATTAATTTATCTGTTGTATCTGCAACAGACTTAATAAGTTGCCCAACAACTTCAAATGCTCTTGCTTGTCCTTGATCCACAGCAATCTCTAACGCACTATCAAGTGCTTCTTGGCCCTTCTCTATAATACTGTAAAGATTACCACGAGTATACTCATAATCTTTATCAATATCAATCTCTTTTGACTTAGAGACATTATCAGGTTTCTTAGGTTCTTTTTTTACTACTTCAGACTCTACTGGTGTAATATCAAAAGTATCATTTAGATCTTCAAATTTGTCTTTCATGATTAGTTTCCATCAAATCCAAAATCATCACCTGCTTCTATTAAATCATTATCAGCAGACGTTATTCCCTTAACATCACTACCACGAACATGTTCAATGGCAGTTGTATTATAAGAAGCACGTTTTACAGTCAACCTATTACCTGTAATAGATTCAATATACATCGTCTCATTATTAATATCAATAAAGGTATTTGCTGCTAATCCTGCAGGATCATCTACTGGTATAACAGTAGCACCTGCAAGAACATCTTCTGCTAGATTTGCAATAACATTTCCAGTGTAATTCTTCGTAGCAACTGGTGTAGCATACGCAATCTGACGACCAGAACCATATGCTGAACTTCTTTCTCCAGGTGTAATACCAACAGTAACCTTCTTGATAAGATCTTTTGGTGCAACTGGAACTGGTCCGAACAGGTATGTTTTAGCAGTAAAGTTTAATGTATACAGTAAAACTCTTCTTGATGTATAATCTCCTTCATAATTATCTTCAAAACTTACATTCTCTAAAGTAATTGGTATATCTTTTTTTTCTCCAATACTCTCTACTAAGTCAATAGTAACTGTATAATTTGGTTGGAAATATGGAAGTATTTGTTCTACAATCTGTAAAGCGTCATCATTTAAAAGAGTCATTATGTTTAACTCAAATGCCATGTTATAAGGAACTGGCATATAAATTCTACGAACATCCTTTTTATCAGTTTTGATTGATGTAGTAAATGTTTGAGTCGCACCTAATTTTCTACTAGTATCATATTCAATACCAGTAAACTCAAATGACATCCTAGGCAAACTCATAGATACTGGTTTATTCAGATCTGGTTGTTGCTCTATTCTTGCTAAAAACTTTTGAGTTGGTCCATATGCCAATGGAACTTTAATAATAGCAGATGGGTCATCAGAAGCACCATCCCTATGGATAGTGATTCCATTGAACAAAGTTCCAAATGCGATTACAGTCTTTCTAAAAATTTGATGGTAAAAATGATCAAACATAATTATACATTTCCAAATGGGTTACTTTCACTAAAGTCTAAAATATTATCTGCTTCAGACTCTATTGTAGTGTTCTGGGCAAATCCAGAATCTGGATTATCGTCACTATTTAGATCACTTATAGCAAACTTTGTTCCAGTCTCTTGTCCGACAATGTATTCGCCTTTTACAAAGGTTCCAACAATTTGACCTACTTTTAACTCTCTAGTTACAGCATTCCAAGTTTTAACGTTTGCAGTTGCACTACTTGCAGTACCAACTATATCTTCTCCTCTATTAAATGTACCAGTTCCTCCAGTTTGTACTGGTGGTGCAATTAATATCTCTGGTGTACCAGTGTACCATCCACCACAAGATTCGTAAACAAGTTCAGTAACTGAACCTGCAGCAGATACAACAGCATGCACTACTGCTGGTATAGTTGTACTACCGATACCACTATATCCATCAGGTGCAAATGCTACCGTTGGTATTCCAATATATCCACCACCACCATTAGTGATAGTAATAATACCACAAACACCATCAGCAATATTTGCCACACCATATGCACCACCTCCAGTATCAGTCATAAAACCAACTCTAGGTGCAACAGTATACCCAGAACCTGGATTTGTTAGGTTAACTGCTTGAACTCTAGATTTATCTGGATCTGGTTCACAGAAATCTATAAGACCAGTAATCATTGATGCAATACCAACTGCTGTTTGTCCTCCTGTAGGAGCAGACGAAAATGCAACTTGAGGTGGTTGCATATATCCAGAACCTCTTCTAGATACCATAATATTACGAACACCACCATCAACTAGAGTTGTTACTGCAGTTGCTTGTGATGCTATTCCAGCAAGTGTAAAGGACTGAATATAACCCTCTTCTTCCACATTATCATCAATAAAGTCTATTCCAGTATCTACCTCTTCATCGTTGTATATGAATAGTTCACATCTCAATTCATACACATAATTCTTCTGTAATTGATAGAATGGTTTTTCATGCTCAACATACTTAATTTCAAACAATCTATCACCTAATGGGAAGTATATTAAATCTCCTTCTTTTGGTCTAGATGCTAACTTGACACCCTTTAATGGTTCTATACGTTTTTGTATCTCTTCCTCATATCTCTCTTTAGATATAATCAATGTCAAATCATCTAACTCTTGAACACCAAACTTAGATAAAAGTGTTCCTGCTCCAGAGTATCCATCAAAAGTCTCAACATATCCCTCTATAGGAATAGCATTTGCGAAGTTTGATCTAGAAACTTCTTCCATAACAGATTTTTCATTACCAAAAATTCTTGGTATGTAATAAACTTCTATACCAAACATCTTCAATTGTTCATTCACTAAGTCCTGAACAAGATTCTGTTCTCCTTTAGATCCGTGTAGGAAAAATGGGTTAAGTGCCATGATCTTAACCTATCATATCTAATGGTGGCAATTCGTGAGTAGAAGACATCTTTTCAAGAATAGCATCTATTTCTTTCTGCCCATCATCTTGTATTTGCCTTCCATTCATCTCAATACCACCTGGTAATTTAACTCCTTGGAACTTACTTAAGTTAATACCCCATTGCTTCTTAATAAGAGCAGTTAAATAAGGTTTTAAAAATCTATCATTCCAAATCTGATCAGAAGTAGCAGGATCAAGTGCCCTATAACAATCTAAAATTAGATAGTTACCTGGAACCTGTGTTCTCCAATCAATATCAACATAAAGTCTATCTTCTCTCTGGTTATATCTTATTTGTTTTTGAGTTGATAATAACCAATCCAAATCTTCAAGATAACTCTTGGTCATTGAATATGTTAGTAATTCAGTTGATCCCAAATAATAAATGTCATTTAAGAATAACTGATATTTAATACTAAACATTCCAGCGGAAAGTCCACCACCACCTTCAAATTTAAAAATCTTTGATACACCCATAACTGAGGGTGGAACCTTTATATAATTGCCATTCTCATACCAATTAAAAGTTACATTCCCTTGACCAGGAATATTATCTGTTACAGAAGTAGTAGCAATACCAACTTTGCCTCCTTCATGTGGATATTCAACAGTACCTCTGTCTATATCCTCTTGAGTTATTTTATACTTTAAAAATGCTTGGGTAGTACCATCGAAGTGACGTTCGTGGAATAATTGAATAGCATCATCTACCAGATCGTCAATCTGCTCTTCTGCAACATTAATCTCCAATACAGGAGCACCTAATTGCCTCTTACAATAATCTATTAGTCCTTGGCGACTTGATGGTTTTGCCATTTTACTTATCTAACAGTTGTCCTAACATAGATTTAATATCACCTAGATCAGACTTAAGCCCTTGAATTTCATCTTCAAGAGCTGTAACTCTGTCTTTTTCTCTTCCTCGTGCTCTCTTCAAAGTCATGTATTGTTCATATCCCTTTTTATCGGTATTAACAATGGCATTGGACATAGTATCTCTTACGAGATAACTATGACCTTCAACCTTTAAAAAACGTGGATTGTACATACTATGCTAATGCGATTGCCCTTAGATCACGTATCCTTGGTGGATATGCTTGATTTGTTCCAGTTCCAACAATCTTAATACTGAAGTATCTAAACTCAGGAAGATCGTCAATACTAAACTCATAATCTGTGAATGGAAGTTCATCACTACCATGAGCCAGAACATCCGTTTTAGGAATCTTCTTATCTGGTAGTCCACTATTCTTAGCAATATCTCTGATTGCTCCATTGATATCCAAGTTATCATATCCAGGGAATGGATAGTAAATTGGATCGGATTCTAAATCATTTGATATTGAATAGAAGCACCTCAGATCACATGCCGTATTAGTATATGCTGCCATTAAGACTTTAATCGAAGTAGCAGAATTTTCTAATTGAATCGGTTTATTAGCATAAACAAAGGATGTAGGATCTTCAGCAATTGTAGACGCTCTAGAATCACCAGCATAATCAGTGATTGGAGCATTAACTCTATTACTTATAAGAACCATACCAACTCTATCCAAGTCAATGACTGGAGAGATATCACCATCTGAGGTAGATAATGTAAATGTTACTTCCATAGACTTGTTACCAGGACGACTGTCTAACTGTGCAAGTTCATTGACTCGTGAGGCAATCATTCTTGGTGAATCAAGGTAAGTATCATCTTCAATATTGATTGGAATTGATTCAGTCTCAATAAAGGACTGTTCAATACCATCAATACTTCTGGCAGTAGTATTTTTCATCTCTGCCTTGATGTTGGTATCTGGTAATACCATTGTCTGAACAACAGGTCTTATTGCTTCAAACTGGATGTTCTGAGTTGCATGCATCTCTTCACCACCAGCAGACTTGGATTCATTGATGAACAATTTAGGGAATCCAATTCCAGTGCTACGATCTGTTCCATCAAGAGATGGATTGATCTTAATGTAGTAAGAATCAAGACTAATAGATCTTGTAGGAGTAGCATCTTGAAGATCATGTGTCTTATTGATACGTCTCAAAGAGATTCCATTAACCTCATACTTCTCAACTGGTGTTCTAGATGGATAAGTAAATGGAGTTGTTTGATCAACAGATCTAGTAATTCCAGTTAACTGACCAGCAGCAATTCCAGTGTAAGAAATAATCTCATCATTAATCCTGATATATCCAGGGTTAGTAGCAGCAACACCAACATTTTCAAAGGATTCAAATCCTGCAGTATTAGCAATACCAATAGCAGCAGAACTAGAGTTTGTATACTCTGCGGATAAAGTAGTTAACTTAGTATCAGAATGTACATCACTAACAATCACTTTATTGGTGTCTTGATGCATACCGTGGTTCTTATGGTTCACTTTAATATGCATACCATCTTCTTCTAAACTGTTTAGTGCATAATCACTAATAGTTACATCAGAACCAAATCCAACGGATACCATAGTGGTAATTCCAGTAGAAGGACTGATATATTGAAGTGGTTTTGTACTACTAATTTCAAAATCACCTTGAATATCATCCAGAACTAATTCATTAATTCCAGTAACTGCACCTAATGATAGTTGCATATTTCTACCCAAAGCATCATTACCAATTGTAGGTACTGATAGAACATCACCAACCTGATATCCAGATCCACCAGCATTAATGGTTGCAGCAATAGCAACACCACTTGTACCGCTTTGTGTACCTATTGTGATGTCAGCAGTTGCGTTTTTACCAATTCCACTGAAGGAATCTAAAGCTACATTAGTAAATGTAAATTGAGAACCATTTGTAGGTGTATATCCAATACCAGCATTGATAATACTTAGATCACCAGTTGCAGAACCACCAGCACCAACATAATTTGCAGATGCATTAGCATTCTTTTGAATAACTGTATTTCCAAGAACTAAACCACTAGTGTTTACAAGATCATCCGTTGTTACAATAAGTTTCTTGGAATTAAATTCCATAGAATCTTTGACCAATGTAGCAATTTGGTTATTACCTTTTGCTAATTCTGGATTGTAGAACGATATTGTTCCAGATTTTTCAACAAAATCAGCATGGTAAAGACTAAACTTAAGGTCTTCATACTGACTTGGGTTCCATGTTGAACCATTCTGCGACTTGAATAGAGATCCAAGACTTGGTTGTGCGGATACAACAACCTGTCTAGATTCTGGTTGCAGAAGGGTTGTAATGTCAACTTCACCCATTCTGGAGATCCAAACTGTATATTCGTTAGACTGTGATAGTAGAACGATAGCATGATCTGTTTTTGGTTCTAAGTAAACAGGTGATGGGAATTTAACCGTAGTAGGTGTTCCAGCATCTGCTGACTCAAAAATGTCTTTTGCCTCTACAATTGTTTCTCCAAAAGGATAAACCTCTTCTGAAGGAACGCCAGCAACCATCGGTCTCAACTGTACCGTTACAGGTAGCAGTGGATCTTTTGTTCTGAAGAAAATGTCTACTTGGGTTACAAAGAATCCAACGTCATTTTGGACAGAGAATGATTGAGCTAGAGGGTCTTTACCGCCCCTTGCAGGTCTCCGTGGAGGCGTAGGTGGCCTTGGAGGTGGTGGTGGGGGAGGAGGTGGAGGTGGGGGTGGCACTGGCCTTGGTGGAGGCGGTGGCGGCACTGGTATTGGCCTAGGTCTAGGTCTAGGTGGCCTAGGTGGTCTTGGCCTTGGTGGCGGCGTAGGTG